TAGTATAGGCATAAATACCTTCGCCAGTACCGCCGGGATTCCAGTTCGTTCCATCCGCATATCTTATATCACCATTCCTAGATTTGGTAGGTTCCACATTAGTTTGCTCTAATCTCATTACATCAAGATTAAATATAATATCTGATAATCTGTTTAACTCATGGAAGAGGTAATCAGAGAGTTGTTCATTGTTTAGTGGTGCGGGGTTAGGAGTCCATCTATTTACAGACTTTACATCCTTTACAGAATAACTCATTGCATTCTACTTCCTCTTGCTCCACTGGGCTGAACATCAAACGCAACCCCATGTAATTTCCAATCTACATCTGTCGTGGATTCTACTTTGAATCCGAAATACTTTCCGCTTACCCTGCATGATACCTTAGACTGAGTATTTGGATTAAATTCTATTGGGCCTTCCCAAGTGATAGCCTCTTCCGTACTCATCTGTCTGCCGATATAGATATTAACAGAATCATTCCCGCTAACATCCATCTGAGGGTATACTGCTCTGACAAATTTGACACTAGATGGATCACCTAGATCATAACCAGACCTTTCAATATAAGAGGTCATGTTGGTGGTATCTTTCTGATTACCGAATGAATCTCTAAATATTTTAGTATTAGTTACATCCAAGAATACAAGATTCTTCTTTACGTTATCGTAGTTTCTTTCACCCCAGTTGCCAATACCATCATTCCAGATATTAGTATTCCCATTCCACGTTGCACCAGTTGTGATATCTATAATGCCGTGATTAATAAAAGAGGTGTCTGGCAAATCTCTAAAAGAGAATGTATTATCTTTCCAATTCCATATTAAGGCTTTGTCTACTACAGATGATCCTGATCTTGGGAAACAAGCAAGCATTTCATTGCGAACATAGTCAGCAGCAACAAAACATTTCTGATAGTTGTCGCCAGATAAGTCCTCAAACATTGCTCTCCTTACCCTGTTGGGGAGAAGCGGTGTAACTGTCTGTCCATTACAAGTGTAGCAATCAGAGTTGCCTATAAAGAAATGTCCACCATCATATTCTGCGATAGCGTCTTTAGATAAAGCGCCCACCGTAGGACTTAGAAGTTTAAATGAGAATATATAGGGAGTTCCTACATAGTTCATAATATAGACAGCATCTTCCTTATAGATTAGGAAGGAGTCACCGAGAGGTAGCCCATCTATTATATCCCCGGCAGTATCCGCAAGTTCAAATTCTCCCGCATCTAAAGTATTATCAATCTCGCTCCAAGTGCTAGGCGGATTACCAGAGGAGGCTTCAGTAGACCATTTGACTAATCTAGGTTCCTGATTATCCCTGCTCCAATTTAACCCAATTAGGAATGTCCTGAAAGACCTTATAGATTTACAGGTATACGAAGAGTTGGGCCAATTACGCAACTGCATGAAAGGGGTAGCAGTGCTGGGTATCCCGCCAGATAAGGGCCACATCTGCGGAGTGTCAAACCCGTTAGTTGCGACTACTAATCCATTTAGGTTGGTTGTCATCCACCTACGACTTGAAGTGTTTGCTCCATAGTCATCATCTGTGGTCGCTGTAGACCCTGAAGGAGTTACAACAGCGTTATCAGAATGGGCGTATAGGGCAGTTCCTGTTAGTGTAATTACACCTGTACCAGTATCTCTGGCGGAGTAAGTTAACTCTTCATACCTGTTTGTGGAAACATCGGCGGTGATATCAGTTCCAACATGGAGGGTTCCAGATGACGCTAAAGCGGTCAGGGTCGCTCCTGTATCAACAGTGATCGTTGCCGCAGATGCAGATACAGCACCATTAAGTTGGAGTGTAGACTGTCTGGTTATGTCTATCCAAGTTGTCCCAGTCCATACTGCTATATCTGTTTCACCAAAAGCAATCCAATAGTACAGTCCATTAGAGGTGAGGTATGGCGTTATGTAATAAGGGGCGAACGGACAGGTTGCCATTACTTCCCTATACCCAGCAATTTTCTTTACACCATTGTCAAGGAATCTTACATTGTTTCCGTCAGACCAAGCATTAGGTGGTAGGGAATACGGGGGAGTATCCTTTATAATTCCTATTTGGCCTACGTTTTCAATAGGTACTATAGGCATTTACATTCCACCGGGGAAAAAGTAACCGTTAATATAGGTAATACATCCGCCATCAGCAGTGGCATTACTTATGCCATTAATTTGAATTTTTCTATTTGACGGGTTAACAAAAAATCTTTTAGAACTGCTAACGTGTTCATCTTCTGTGGGATCACCACCACCTTCAACCGATCCCAGCAGATGCCCAGTTCCAGAATCGCCTTCCACCCTAGCATAAAAAGTTGTACTTAGAGCAAAATCTCCATCTTGAGAAAGTTTGAAGGTAAGTTCCATAGAGTCTGCGAACGCTGGGCCTTGGATGGTAACATCTGACCAGCCTTGGTTTCCTTGAATGTTTGACCCAGTATCAAAATCATCAGCATACATTATATGATCCGCGCCATCGTGATAAAACTTATCTATATCACCTGAACTATTAATGTAGAAACCAACGACACAGCGATCACTACCATTGTACCATCCGTGCTTGCTTTGATTATACGTTGGTGCTGTAGTAGAGTTTAAGAATGATCCAGCAACCAAGGGGGATGTGCTGATAGTAGAGTCATCCATATATAGATATTGCCATTGTGATGTGCCAGCCGCAGAACTTGCTGCATTACTGCCTCCACTTCCAATAACAAAAGTTAACTGACTATCCCAATAATAATTTACGGGCGTAGAGCCATCATCAATCTCGTACTCTCCAGACCCAATTAAGATTTGGGTTGCGCTTGAGTAAGCAAAGGTTGCTCTATTGATGTAACCTTTTTGCTGAAAGGAACTCCATTGAGTAGCGGTTGCCCCGCTATTAACCTGAAGATACTTTAATCCATTACCAGAAATATTGGGAACGGTAGGGGCGTTTGTGTTTGACGGGAAACTTGCCTGTATTGTAGATTTAATTAATCTAAGATGATCGTCACCCTGACTTATAGCATCTGTCCCCGGAGGATTAGTGCTTACTAAATCCTTAATGTATGTTCCTGATTCTAATGCCATGTTCTATACCTTCGGATATTTAGTTTTGATTGCCTGTCGTAGCCCTTCAATCCTTGTTACAGATGCCATGCGTTCCTCGACCACACCCTCCCATAGGGCGATTACAAGTTCGTCAATGGATGGATATTCTGCTTTGCGCTTTTCATCGTAGGTTCGGTTGTCAACTTCTGGTGTATTCCACTCATCGACAATGACTTGTTTCTCTGCGTCTGAGAGTTCAACCAGTTCACCGTTTACATTCTTTTTTGTAGGGATATTTTCTTTCGTAAACATTATGATTGCTCCAATCCATACAAATAAAATTTAGTCGTTGGTGTTCCCTGAATTCCTCCGGTTCCTACAATCCTAAAGCCTGTGCTGGAAACAGGAGTACCAGATTGATTAGTTCTGTCGTAGAAGCCTCCCAAGACAGGTAACTGTAGATTTTGACTGTTGTTATACCCATAACCAAAGAAAGACCCTTTGGTAAGTTGAGCGGTTCCGTGCGGGTTCCAAAAAGTAAGTTCTAGACTTTGACCTGCATACCAGATAGATGCGCTTTCGGGTATAGTATCAGGCCCAATTCGGGCATAATCACTTGCTACCCCTGCCGTGCTTGATAATGTCCCTGTGTTTGTCCATCCCGCTGTGCTAAATCCGATATTAGCAATAACCGCATCTGAAGGATTTGGATTGCCAAGTTTTAAATCTACATCGCCATTGGTATCAACAGCATGAACATTTACAGCCACAAGTTTATAAACGGAATAGGTTGCGCTAAAAACATCTTCAAAATCTATTTGAGTTACGTTTGAAGTGTTGGAAGTAGTGCTTATATGCGCCCAAGTGGCAGGAAACCCCGTCTGAGTTGCGCCCGTTATATCAATCGTTGCACCACTCGCTACCGTCAGTGTTTGCCCTGATGGGATCGTAAATCCCGTCATGGTTGAACCTGCTAAATCTAGTGTCCCATTAACATCAAAAGTTGCTGATGCAGGTAAGGTAAATGT